TTATAAGACCTTGGTTCATCTCTATTTGTCTCTTTTTAAATTCAGCTTCAGTATTACTGCTGAACATATTTCCACCTATGCCTATTCCATTCTCTATGCCATCTTTTACTATAGCCATAGAGGCTTTCCATTGAGTAGTGTTTAGAGGTGGAGTCTTTCCAGTAACAATGTCTTCAGCCATAGCAACAGCCTTTGGTTGTGGTCTCCCAAGTAGTTGCATATATTGTCTTGAGTCTTGTATTTTTTTAATAAGTTCTTTATCATTCTCAAAGAATGCTTTTGTTGTTATACTGTCAATATTATTACCAATTTTATCTAACTCTTTAGCTATAGTAGAGCCATCATTATTTCCAGTTCCTCTTTCTCTGGCAATAGCAATAGTAGTAGCATCTCCAGAGGCAATTAGTGCCTTAGCATCATTTGTCACTATCTCCGCTTGGCTATAAGCTATCATCTGCTCATGAACTAAAACCTCTTGTCTGTGTAACTGACTTTTACTAAGAGTAGTTTTGTCAAAGTTTAATGCTTCGTTTACAAACTTGTCGCTACCTCCAGCATTAGTCTTCTTAGCGTTAAGTTCTTTTTCTACTTCTTTCATAACTGCATCAAACTTAGCACTACCAGCTTTTCCATCTTCAGCTGTTAATGCTTTTCTTATTCCAGCCAAGCTTTTAGCTACTGTGTCCATCTCTGCCGCTGTTGCAAACTTACTATACTGTGCACTGGTAATGGAGTACATATACTTCCATTGGTAACCATCAGCAGTGAAGTAAAAATCGTCATCAGCAGCCGTCAAAGTAAGCAACGGAGCTACCGTTGAGCTTGCTCCGTTATTATTGTTGATACATTTAAAAACATGGTAGCTTCCACTTTCCGGATGGACCACGTAAAAGTTTGATGTATAGAGGTCTGTGGTATCATGAGAGTATGGACTGTAAACTGTACCTGACGCCCAGTCACTTCTTGTAGTCATTTTAACCACATCATCCGACGTAATCCTCTTACCACATATCATGTTGTCGTATACGTCAATTTCAGTTGTCTGAGGATTATCGTGTAATGTTGGAGGGCTACTGTCCGATGTAAATGGACGTGGGTTGGCTAAGAAATAATAGTAAATGTTATAGTTGGGTTCAGTAAATGATTCTATAAAATTATCTACATTAAACAGCTTTAAATTGTTTGTGATTAATTTGCTCATGTGTCTATTTCTACGCCGGTGGATGTAATTTGAACATCTACATTGGAAGTTTTAATAAGGTTACCAAAAAGCTCGGTACCAGCAACGTGAGAGAGTTTTTTAAGTGTATCAGCATAAACCCCAAGAGCTACGCTTGCTCTAACTTGGTATGAGTACGCTTGATAAAAACTTCCATCGTGAATGTATTTATCGCTGTTTAAGAAGCCTCTTGTAGATTTAAAGTATCCTTCACCAACTCCCTGATTGATTAGATTAGCGTAACCGGTAGCTACAAATGTACTGCCTTCTTTGGTAATGGTTATGTCTTCGCCGTCTTCATAAGCATACCCAGAATCAATAACACTGATGCTAGCAATAGATCCGTTAAAGTAGAAGACAACGGCGTCGATAATGTAATGACATGGCTCAACGAGCAAGGGCTTGTTCTATCGCGTCCTAATCCTGAAGGCTGGATGGGCGTAGTCTGCCCTAACAATGCAGCGCATACAGACGGCCAGATCGAGGGCCGTTACAGGCCGCTGGATCGTTCTTATTGCTGCATGCATGCACACTGCGATCACATCAACAGCGAAGCGTTTCTTAAATGGGTCGCTGATAATGGTGGGCCGCGCGAGCATCAAGGCATCAGAGGCGAGCTTATCACTGCCGAATTTAAGGCGATGCATGAGGCTATAAAGCCCAACGAGTTCTTCCCTGACGTAGCATCTGAGCGCGTCGCGCAGGTAGAGCGCGAAGAGGCCGGACGCGTTGAGCGCGGCGACTGGTATGAGCGCTTTGCGTATATCGTGGATGATGACGCATATTTTGATCTTACGACGCGCAACGAGATCTCGCGCAGTTCTTTCAATGCCATCTTCCGGCATATCAGTTGCGTGTCAGTGCATAACGCCAAGCGCCGCATCGAGGCATCTGTATGCTTTGACGAGAATCGCCAAGAGCACAAGGCAAAATTATTGAAAGGTCTAACCTATGCGGCAGGCGAGAAAATCTTGGTGCATAAAGATAATGAAATCTATGGTAATCGATGGCGAGACGCACGCCCGATTTTCACCAGAACAAGCAGAGATATATCACGCTTTACTGCCCATTGTGAACGGTTGGTGCCAGACAAGGTTGAGCGAAATCATTGCTACGACGTTATGGCTTTTAAGCTCCAACACGCGGACGTTAAAATAAATCACGCCGTCTTACATGGCGGCGATGAAGGCTCCGGCAAAGACACGATGTGGGCTCCGTTCATCTGGTCTGTGTGCGGCCCGAACAATCACAACAAAGGTATCATAGACAACGAGAGCCTGTCGTCGCAGTGGGGCTATCAGCTTGAGAGCGAGATCCTAATCCTCAACGAGCTACGCGAGCCAGAGGCCAAGGAGCGCCGCGCGCTAGCCAACAAGCTTAAACCTATTATTGCCGCGCCGCCTGACATGCTGCCGATCAACCGCAAGGGTCTGCATCCTTACAACATGCTCAACCGCGTGCTTGTGCTCGCCTTCACCAACGATCCGATTCCGATCTCTATCCCGTCGCAGGATCGTCGCTGGTTCTGTGTGTGGTCTACCGCGCCGCGCATGGCTCCAGATGAGGCCCGCGAGATGTGGGACTGGTATCATGCCGGTGGCTTCGAGGCCGTCGCCTCCTGGCTTTACGCGCGCGATGTTAGCCGCTTCAACCCTGCCGCCGCGCCGCCTATCACTGACTTCAAGCTCTCGCTCGTTGAGCACGGCATGTCTATGGCTGAGAGCTTTATCGTTGAGATGATCAGAGGCCGCAAGGGCGACTTCGCCTTGGGCGTTATCGCTGGGCCTTTCCATGAGATGTGCGGGCGCTTGAGCGTCCAGGCCGGCAATGGTGTCAAGGTGCCGCAAGCCGCGCTCCTGCATGCGCTCAAGGAGGCCGGCTGGGTAGACTGCGGTCGCCTGCACTCAGGTAAATATCAGACCAAGCGCCACGTCTTTTGCGCGCCGAACATGCTTCAGCATAGCAAGTCAGACTTGCGTAATATGTGCGAACCAACCCCAACCCCGAACCTACAGGTGGTCAAATGAAGCCAGGAGCTATGCATGCCCTTAAAGATCCATCACGCCTCACCAAGGCCGAAGAGAAAATATATGAGCTTATGCAACAGGGTTTGACGGGTAAAGAGATAGCTGAGAGAATAGGGTCTGGAGGTGCGGGGGCTATGAACTGCCGCATCAAGGTTATACGTGAAAAGATTGCTGCGCGCCTTATGCCTACTGGTTAGGGTTACTTTTTTATGGCTGCTTTTCATTTGGTTCTTTATCGAGAACCGAAAAAGGGTTGAGTAATGGCTGACGAAGTAAATGAACTACTCGGCAGGGTATCCAGAGAGCGCTATTCGAGCAAGAAAGCGCTCAAAGACCTGCCGGAGCCGTCCTTTCTGGATGATCTTAACTTTATGTACCAATACAACTTCGTCCCGCGATATAACGCACTCGCCGCGCGCATGTTCGGCCCTGGGCCGTCCTACAGTGATCCTTTAACGAGCCGTGAGCGCTCGCCTGTAGGGTTTATGGGCGACATGCCTACACAGGCCACCCCAGCCCAGCCGATGGCCCTGAACGCCTTCGTCTTTAATCCTATGCGCGCCTATCCGCGATATTACACCGCAACTGAAACTTCTAACGAAGACGTTAAAGGCCCAAGCAAGTTTATGGAAGGTTTTAGCTATCTAGGCAATGACCGCCCATGGGGCTTTATGGATATGACCTCGGGGCGCTATCCAGGCTTTGTAAGATAAAAGCCCTCTAGCTATGGGGGCAGCTAGAGGGCAGGAGGCTTGCAATACGGCCAAGGGAGGAGGCCATGAGCCACACCCTAACGCATCACGATAAACGCTACAATACCCAAAATCGATAGCGTTAAAATCAAAACATCGTGTCCATGTACTGGACGATTTCCGCTTCCGTCATGTCCTTACCTTTAGACCATTTAGTCCAAAATTGCCATAGCGGCTTGTTTACAATCTCGCATGGTTCGTCGCGCGGGATGTCGGGTATGGTGCATTGGAGCGCTTCGTATTGCTCTAGAAAATATTCTTTTATTTTAGACATAGCAGCACCTCAATTAGGGTTGTTACTAGGATCACAAAAGCTGATTCTTCTTTTTTCATAATTAATCCCGCTTATGATGGTTGTATGGTCGCGTTTGAAGACGCGCGCTATTTGTGTGAAAGTCTTGTCAGTTTCCGCATGCGCGCGATACATAGCCCTCCGGCGTACAGCAATAACGCGCAGCGTGTTGTTGTAAGAGATAAGGGTTTCATACGATAACCCCGCTGCTTTCGCCTCCTCTTGTATTATTTGTTTTATTGTTTTCATGCTTCACCATATTGAATGCAAAGTTAAGAGCGCTTGCTACTGTCGCCAATGCGCGCAAATCCGCTTGCGTCACATACAAGCGCATTATGGGTGTCTCTTTAGCGTCGCACTTGTAAATAATGACGCAGCTAGTGCTATCAGTCTTGATCGCCTTGGCCTTCATACGCCCTGGGTGTTCGCAAAATAGGTCAAGATGTAGCATTGCGCGCCTCGATCTCTCCCGCAATTAACTCGCGTCTTGTTTCGTCACCCTCACCCTGTAACATTAGCTCAAGCGCCGGTGTGGATAGGCGATAAAGTAAACAGCAAAAATCGTACATGCTAGCCTCTCTCTATTAGGTAAAGAATGGTTATGATTGCGGCGGGTATTGCCAGGCTAACGCTCGCCGCTAGCCCTATTAAGTAAAGCGCTTGCCTCATATGTCTGCCTCATAGCATGCGTCTTCTTCGCATGATTGCTGCACATGGTCGCTGTTTATTAACGCGTCATATATGAGCTTATAAAGCCAGTGGTCTTGGCTAAGATTAAGCGAAGGGTTATTTTTATTGCTATGTACAACAATAGACGTGATATCGATATCAGTGGCCCAAGGGTCGAATATTCCAACGTCAGGCTCGGCGGGCGCTATTCTATACTCTATGTCCGCTTCCCCAGCCGCCATGACGGCATAGCCTGGGATTAGTTCAAGCTCGTCAAAACTATATGTGAACGTGTTCATTTTTTTATGTCGCATTGTCATCCCCCTTAATCGTTTTCTGCCCTTGGGCCTTCATATTCATACCGCGCGCAATATTGGCGCTCTGCTTCGTTGTCGTACTCTTCTTGCATAGTGTGCAAGGCATCGATTAAATGCCACGGCAAGGGCGCGGGTTGAGCGTTTAATATCTTTATGAGCGCCTCTACTGCTTCGTGTTCTAGTGTTAGTTCAATCATATTACACCCCATAGGTTTCGATATATTGACGCGCCGCGCGATAGCCCATGACGGTAAACGCGTCATTAATTTGATCTATATATTTAAGCTCGGCTTGCTCATTAACGCCGCGCATAGCGTCAGCAGCAGCTCTCGCGTCTTTAACAATATATTCAAGCTCGGCGTCAGTCTTTTTATGATATGGGTGATCTTTTAATGGCTTTTTCATTTTAGCATCCCCTTTAGTTCGGCTTTAATTCGGCGCGCATGCTCGCCGCGCCAGGTAGTGGCGTTACATAGGAAATAGCGAACAATAGATTCGCCGCTATCATAGCCATAGGGCTGGTTAATATCGTCCAGGGTTGACATAGCTTGCAGGTATGGTACCGCGCCGAAGTATGGCTTGCGCCAGTCTTGTGCTATCTCGCGCGCTATTGTTGATAGTGTTCTCATAATATAACCCCCTCTCTTAAAGCTTGCGCCATGTCATCTTGGGCCGTGTAAGTAACGCGCCCTCTATTATCTTTTATTGGTGTTGTTTTGTATCGTGTCCCGAACAAGCGCCCGCGCTCATAGGCCCACTGATCATTGAGCGTTTTTCCTTCGTCATAATTAAACGGCTTGCCTTCGCGCGCCTCTTTAACGCCGCGATTAAATAGAGCGCTTCGCATTATGATTTTTAACGAGACGGTCTTAGTAGTAACTTGCATAATAGCCATTGCGCGCCCCTATGCTGCTAGTCTGATGACGAAACCGTCTTGTGATTTTTTTGCTTTAGCGCCTTTTGGTACAAGGCCCACAATAACGCCGCGCGGGTCGAGATGGCGCAAGTCGTGTAAATCGCCATCGATGACCTCATAACCCCAGTATGACGCGGGTAGGCTATCAAAGACGACCGCCACGTTATGACCAGCCGCTAGCGCGTCTTGGCAAGCTTGCGCGTTTTCGCCTGAGTAAGACAAGGTTAAGCAATAGTTAGCTGGCAGCGCTCGTTTAAGGCGCGCGGCGTTTTTGGTGTAATCCACAAATTGAACGCCAGGAAACGCCTCGAATAGATTTTTATACGGCACACCGTCGCGCTCGCATGCGACGCCTTCCCATGCAATGTCACTAGAGCCATTAAGACGTACGCAAGGCAACAACCCTTTTTTGTGCGCTTGCCTGGTTATAAGATCGATAGCTTTGACCACGTCTCGCATGTATGCCTTGCGCTCTTTCATAAAGCGCTGCGCCTTTTGTATACGCGAGCGGCGAACGCCATTCATATCTTTTTCTAAGTCTGCGACCATGCCGGCCTGACCAGAAAACCAGCCAAGACAAGACGCGATACATGCGGCGCTCGCATGCGGGCATAGGTTATGCCCTGACGTGCTAGCGGGCGCGAGATATTGGATTGCGTTGAAATAACCGTAAGACGTGGCCTTAGTGGCTTTGGCGCTATCGGTCGAGAATA